CTGAAATTCTTCCCATAATATTTTATTTGTTCTACCGTCTGCTAAAATTAAAATATCTTTATAAAATTTAGGTTTAGATTCAGTCCATTCAAATTTATAGTTATACCCATCTTTACTAGGGTTTTTTCTTTTTTTGATTACTTTAAACTTACCTTGTGTTGCCATATAAAGTTGTTTGTTCAAGTCTTCGTGCCAAGAACCCATACTAGAAGTTGATAATACAGCTATTAATTTACTTGGATATATTTTTTGATACTTTTCTATAATATCAATTAACTCAAGCATATTTTCATCTTCACTCCAGTTTTTAGTATGTTTATTTCTAACTGCATCAGCCTCTTTTTCAATAGTCTTCCAAGCATCTTCTATTGCCCATGTTTTGTTATAGTCAGTTAATGACTTGTAATCATCTAAATATTGATGTATCTCGTTGTGGTCTTTTAAATCTAAATTATCTTTGTCCCAACCCATATCAAAATACAAATCGTAAAGAAATTTACTAGCAGCATCTCTGTCTGTACTATCTTCTTCATATGAGTTAACACCATCTACATTATCGTTCAACTGATTACCCATATGTTTTGCTTGTAACAATGTCATATGTTTATGATACTCATAAGGAACATCAATAGTTATCAGTGTTTCGTCCCTTAATGTTGGCTCTGCATTAAGTGCTAATACTGTTGTGTTTTTATCTATTATTAAATTCTTACCACTGTTATTCCAATTTATCAATCTGATAACTTTTTTTACTTTAGCAAAACCGTACTCTTTCACTTTGTCTTTTATATTTGTTTTAGATTGTTGGTTGATGAATTTTCTAGGTTGACATCTGTCATGTTTGTCCTTGTCATTTAAATCTCTCACAGTGACTTTTGATTCTGGAAAATGTTTTTCTCCTTTCATATCAACCATCACTTTTTTCATAGTATCATAAATGAATTGTTGTTCTTTAATTAAATCAACTAATTCTCTAACTGAATCATTATCAAAAATTTCATATTCTGGGAATCCATTATTTCCGTTGAATGACATTTCACTTTGTGTAGCTTTTGCTTTTTGTAACATAAAACTCTCCTCATTTAATATAGCAGTCCAAGAGGACTTTTCATTGTGTATTTTCAAAATTCTAAATTTAAGTATTTTTTCACTACCATACCATATAGCAAGAAAATCTTTATTCATACTAGTATGCCAGTAAACTCCAAATTTTTTGTGATAACCGAATGGGCCTTCACCAGCTCCTCTGTACCAAGTGCCTTTTTTATACAACTTTCCAAAAACTATTATATCTTCAAGAAGCATAAATTCATATATGTAACCAATATAGTTATTAGTTAAAGCTTCATCTGGTATTTCAAATTCTGCGATAGATGGAAAAACATGAATTGTCTTTCCTTGATTGTCTTTATAGACGATATTGTCAGTTAATGATTTTAATATCATAACTTCTCCTTCATAATATTATTGACCGTTTATTCGAATCAATGTAATACCACAATAACATATTGTAGTAATTTTGTCAAGGGGTTTGTGAAATTATATATTTAAAACCATTTGAGCATCTTTGTCTTCAACTAGCATTTCTGGTTTATCACCGTAATGTTTATTGATAACACCAAGCTTATCCTCTGCATTTGCAATCACAATTACTTGTGTGTCAATCGCAGAGGCCAAGTCTGGGTGTTCGCCAATACCTACTGGGCTTTTAATATAAACCTCAATGTTGGCCTTTGCATTAAGAATTTCTGCTTCATATCTTTTTGCTAATGCGTTTATTAAATTACTCATAATTATCTCCAATTATCTCTATTTTTAAAATGTTTAAGTATTTCTTGTGTAAGTCCCTTTTTAAGTTTTTCAATTCCACCAAAGCCAGGCATACTATTTACCTCTAATATGTATGGTTGTTCTTTCTCTCTATTTTTTGCTGGAATAAAATCAACACCTACTAATCTACCATCAACAGCTTTAGCTGCTTTTATTGCATCTTTTTTTTCTATTTCAGTTAATTCCATAGTAGATGATTCTGCACCTAAAGAAACATTACTTCTAAAATCTCCGTCTGAAATAACTTCTCTTTTCATTGTACCTAAAATTTCCCCATCAAGAACTATAACTCTAACATCATAATCAGTTTTTATATATTCTTGAATAATAATAGGTAAATATTTATTATACAAAAGTAACATTTGTACAGATGCGTGTAGTGAACGCATACTCTCTATTATAACAACACCAACTCCAGTTTGTGTTCCTGTGGACGATTTTAATATAATTGGAAATTTTGTATTTAGTTCTTTAAATGCTCTTTCAGTATCTTCAGAGTGTGCAATTGTAATTGTTTTAGGTGTTTTAAGTCCAGCATTTCTACACACAATATCTGTCATGTTTTTACTAGAACAAATATCCCAACAATCTAAATTTGGAATGGTTAAAAATCCATCTAATTCTAATTCTTTTATCATATCAACCCAGCTTCTACTACTAGTAAAACCTATAGTTCCTAATCCTCTTGGCATAATAATAGTATTTTTTGGGTCTATTTCTATAGGGTCTTGATATTTTATTCCATCGGCCTTCATGTCTGGATATATAACTACACCTTCATCATCAAATGGAAATGAGTTAATATATTTTTTACCATTTTTTTCAGAGATAAAACAACCAACAAAATCTACATTATAAGATTGTATTCCAACAGATTTGGCAGATATATTCATTAACTTTATTAATTCACCTAATCCAGTATCTTTAATATCTCTAACCATTTCTCCAGAGTGATTAAAAATAATTAATTTATAAGGTTCTTCACCATTCTGTTCTTTTAAAAATTCAGCAAACTTCCCCATTAGTCTTCTTTCTTTTTGCCGATATTATATTTTGTTTCTAATGTCCATTCATCTTTCTCACGGAATGAGAGTATCTTAATTTGACTTAAAGGAGCCATAGGTTCTATATTACCCTTCACCTCAATTAATCCCCAATCGTTTAAAAGATTTGCAATTGTATTTCGTCTTGCAATGTCATTTTCTGATAGATTTGTGTCTTTGCCATCAAGTGCAAATAATTCTTTAAAATGCACAATAAAATACCTACCTTGCTTATGCAAGATATGACAGGATTGATAGAGCGTTTTTTCTTTTCTGGAAGCAACACCGATACGAGATAGAGTTTCTCTTACCTTTAAGAAATCATCTGGTTCTTTCAGAGTAACTTCTAACATCTGCTCCTGTGTCCAATTAATACTTTCCATTTTCTTTTCCACCTTTGTACAAACTATTTTTAATAGTTTTTATTTGTTCACTAGTAAGTATGGTAAGAGCAGATTTTGCCTTTGCATTACTGTATCCATAGAACTCTTTAACATACTCTAGATTACTTATTTTATTCGCTTTCATCCAAGGCGCAAATCTTTTCCTTGTTCTGATACTATTTAGTAAAAAGTCAAACTGTAATCTTTTATCTAGGTGGTGATTTCGGTTCATTTCGTTCACAAGCATGATTGTGTCCTGAAATGGTGCAATACATTTATTCACAATAAAAGGTGGATACTTTTTTTCCCACATCTCATCTTCTGTGTCCATAAGAGGTTCTTTAGTGTGATTAATTGCGTTTAAATATTCTTTCAATTCATACATAATTAATATTTCTTTAAATTTGTTTTAAATACGACACATGTTCTAAGTTCATAACATTGTCTTGAAACTGCTTGGGCTTGATGTGGATTACTTGCTGTAAACATTATCATTCTATTTCCTTTATAGTCAATAAAAATGTCTTCAGACAATTCAGTAAAGGAGTCTATATCATTCTCTACAAAAGTTCCACCACCCCAAGCCTGTTTCCAATCTAGCCGAGGATAATAAATGATAGTAAAATCACCATCATCTATATGTCTATGTGGTTCAATACCATGTGTATGGGCATTTAGATATACTCGTTCCATTTCAAATTCTGGTTGATGTTTCTTAATTACATTCCAGATAGGAATAAGGTCACCATAGCCATTGTCATGGCACTCTTGTGGATTATGTCCACAGAATACATGCCAATGTTTATTCTTACCACCCTTTACAGAATCGTAATTATACTTCC